ACACAGCCGAATTGTCCATCTATACCAACACCACTGACCAGGACGATCATGTGACCAGCTTGGCGCGGTTGAATCATTTTGTGTATAACGAACTCTCTAACACTGTGTTTATCAAACAAGATAATCAAGAACAGATGCAGGCTCTGACCACAGCAGGTATTAACATCACTCCATTGCCCGAAGAGCCCATTGACCAGGTGATTGGTATTATGCTATACTGCAAACTCAACGCAATTTTAGAACAACGAATGATAGTAACAGACATAACCATCCAAAGTAATCTTGGGGACAATGTTCGGTACTTGCACAGCGATCAAGAAAGTCTAGGACCATGTGAAGACCCTGGTTGGTGGTTTGATTCTGGCCCTGTCCATAACAATTTCAAACCCACCGTGGGCAACAAAAAACAAGTGGTCAAACTGAATCGCACACCCGCCTGGCGTGATTTAGATCTTGAGTGGAGCGGAACATCTGCACCCATCACTGATTCTGCCACTAACACTGTGTTATTTGCTAAGTTCCCCACAGATGAAAACTGATCACCTGGGACAGATGATCTTCAATGAAGATGATTGTGTGAACATGCTCATGCGTGGACAGAGCATACATGTGAACGGCATGTTGGTGGATGCCACAGTAGATCTGGAAACTGCTGCTTTGATGTTAGAGCATGTGCCTACATTTATTCAATACAATGAATTGGCCATGCAGGCTTTGACTATACAAGACTTTGATCACATGAATCAAGAGAATTGGCTCATGCCCGATGAATACAAGCAATTGGACATTGCAGAACATGTGTTGAGCCTGTGTGATTCAGAAGCAGCATTACAACGTGTGGGACAAGAACTATTACTGTACCAAGCACGTGACTTGTTTGATTTATTACGATATCTCAAATTTTTAGTAGATATCATGAAACAAAACAATCTAATTTGGGGTGTAGGACGTGGAAGTTCTGTGGCTAGCTATGTGTTGTATCTATTGGGAGTACACAGAATAGACAGCCTGCACTACAATTTAGATATCGCAGAGTTTCTGCGTTAAATATCCGAAAGAGGGGTAACTATGTCAAAGAAAATTTACAGAACAGCGCAGGGTCGAATTATTGACTTTGGTGCATTACAAGCACAAAATGAACAAGTTCGAGCTGTGGGCAATATGCAAGTGAACGCACGTGGCGATAAACTTGATGCTGATGGAAATATCATCTCTACTAGAGCACAGCAGGTCAATCGCAGTCTCAATCGTACCACCAATGCAGTACCTGAGCCAATTCCCACTAGTACACAAGCACAAAAAGATGCTGATGTTGCAGCCATTCGCGCAGCTGACCAAGAAAAACTAGAGCAAGCAAGATTGCACCGCCAGACATTACGAACTCAAGGAACAGTGCCGCCAGTTGAAGAACCCCAAACAGGTCTGGCAGCAGCAATGGCTCGTGCAGCAAAACAACCCAACGAGGAATAAATGACTAAATTTGCTTATCAACTACACCAACTAAAACGTGATCAAATTGTGCCATTGAACAATTCCGTGATTGTGAGTGACATGATTTTTGATTCACGTATTACCACAGGTGGTATTATTATTCCCAACGACAATGGCAAAAGCACCGGCATTCGCCCACGCTGGGGTCAAGTGTATGCTGTGGGATCCAAACAAAAGGATGTTGTGCCAGGGCAATGGATCTGCGTTGAACATGGGCGGTGGACTCGTGGTATTGATATTGAAGATGAAAACGGCAAACACACTCTACGTCGTGTGGATCCCAAAGATATCATGATAGTATCTGACGAGCGGCCCAACGATGACACTTTCTCTACAGCAATTCATGTAGAGGCCAAACCTGAATGGATGCAACACAATTGATTTTCAATCACATCAAATGTTGTCAAAGTAATAAATACTTGATGAGTATTATTTACAAAACAACCAACACAAAAAACGGAAAAATTTACGTCGGTAAATCAAAAATTGATAATCCTTTGTATTTAGGTTCGGGTACAATATTAAATCAAGCAATAAAAAAATATGGAAAACAATACTTTGTGAGAGAAGTATTGGAAGAATGTGATATTAGTATTGTTGATACCCGAGAAATATATTGGATATCTCTATTAAAATCAACAGATCGTGAGATTGGATACAATATCGCCGAGGGCGGTGCAGGCGGCGACACAGTATCAAAACATCCTAACAAAACCGATATAGTTAGTCGACGAAACAAGTCTGTAAAAAAATGGCACGAATCCCTGACTGAAGATGAACGTATAAACCGTGGTAAAAAGATTAGTGATTCTAAAAAAGGTAAAAGTAATGGTCATACCGGCTTTGTTCAATCTGAAGAAACCAAGCAACGTATCAGAGAAAATCAACCAGATAAAACTGAGGCTTGGCGTATAGCACACACCGAAGCATCTGCAAAAAGAAAAGGATTGCCGTTGACAAAGAAATATAAACCAGTTATAGTTAATGATATTAAGTACCCGTCAATACAACATGCTATGGCAGACTTGGGAATAAAATACAGAGCAACTTTTTATGACAGATTGAATCGTAATATAATCACAGTGACATACATATGAATATTTTTAACAATAATAAACATCTTAAAGCAGAAGGAAAAAAAATTGGAATTGTTTTTTCGGCTTTTGACATGCTGCATGCCGGCCACATTGCCATGTTGTCGGAAGCCAAGAACCACTGTGATTATCTCATTGCGGGATTACAAACCGATCCCACAATAGATCGCCCAGATACCAAAAACTCACCAGTACAAAGCATAGTAGAACGTCAAATACAATTGGCTGCTTGCCGCTATGTGGACGAAGTTGTGGTGTATCAAACCGAGCAAGATCTTGTGGATTTGTTGTTGATCTTGCCTGTGGATGTGCGTATCCTGGGTGTGGAATACGAACACCAGGATTTTACTGGCCGAGCCCAAGGTGACATGCGAGGCATCGAATTGGTATTCAACGGTCGCGATCATTCTTTCTCCAGCTCAAGTCTGCGTCGACGTGTGGTCAAAGCCGAAGTAGAACGTGGACTAGCACAATAACAAAATGTAACACCTGTCACAGGATGGTGGAATCAACCTGTGATTCACAACCGGGGCGTTGCCCAGATAGGAAATCCATGATAGAAATTCAACCTCAAGATACCAGCCGCGGACACTTTTATGTAAGTCTGGTCAAAAGCGCACTTAGAATAGTTGCAGGTATTGCATTTATTCAAGGATCACTTGTGCTCGGCGGAGCATTCCTTATTGCAGCCGAAGTGTTGGGCATTGTTGAAGAACTGGTATGACTAAAGTATCTAGCAGAAAAGAACAAAGCAAAGTTGACATCTTGTGTGGCACAAGGCTATAATCTAGTATTAGTGTTAAATCAAAAAAGGATGTCATATGAAGCAATTATGGGTTGAGGCGCACAGGCCAAGCACAGTTGACGGTTATGTGTTTGTGGATGATTCTCAACGAGAACAAGTGCAATCCTGGATTCAAGAAGGCACAATTCCACATCTGTTGCTGAGTGGTGCAGCAGGCACAGGCAAGACCACTTTGGCCAAAGTATTGATCAACGAACTGGGAATAGATCAGTACGATGTGATGTATGTAAATGGATCCAAAGAAGGTCGTAAGATTGAATGGGTGGACAAGTTGATCAGTTTTGTACAAACCATGCCGTTTGGCCGGTTTAAAGTGGTGTTGATCGACGAAGCCGACTACATGAACAAAGAAAGTGTTCAGCCTGCATTGCGCAACTTGATGGAAGACTATAGCAGCACAGTGAGATTCATCATGACTTGTAACTATCCGCACAAGATCATTGACCCCATACACAGTCGCTGCCAAGGATTTCACATTACCAAAACTGACCATACAGAATTCACTGCCAGGGTGGCCACTGTGTTGGTTACTGAAGGGGTGGAGTTTGATTTAGATGTGTTAGATACATATGTCAAGGCCACATATCCTGATCTACGCAAGTGTTTGAATCTCGTACAAATGAATTCACAGTCAGGTACATTGGCGCCTCCCAGCGCCACAGATCGAGCAGCCAAGGATTGGAAACTGGACTGTGTGGATATGTTCAAGCGTGGACAAATTCGACAGGCACGCACTTTGCTTTGCCAAAGTTCTACACCAGAAGAAGCCGAAGATGTATTTCGTTGGATGTATGATAATTTAGATCTTTGGGGCAACACTGACGAACAAAAAGATCAAGCAGTTGTGATCATTCGTAATGGTATTGTAAATCATAACTCAGTTGCTGATGTTGAGATCAATCTTTCAGCTTGCTTGATAGAATTGGCAAATCTAAAATGAGATATTTTCTAATCACCTTTTTGCAAAAAGCCGATGGTAAAATTGACGAAACCACAGCAGTATCTCGGAATCTCAAACCCATAGATATCCAGACCTGCAACGTGATTTTGGATTTCAAAAAACTTCAAGTGGTCAAAGCTCACATGAATGGGGTAACTGTGCCCAAGGACTTCCACAAGATCGTAGAATACTACATTCAGCATTATGAAAATATCATTGACCGACTGTTTGCAGAAAACGGTTACGAGCGTGTGAAAGCGGCACCGGCAGTACCAGCAGTCAAAGAGTAATGGGCACCGGGCCCATTACCATGGATCAGTTATTGGTTGTATAGTGCAAGCACACTCCCTATAATTGGGTGGCGTTGTATATCTCGCCCGGTTAGCCTGCAAACAGCCATTCCGTTGACTGGATAATGCTCTAACCGTGAACAAAGATCTAACAGACCATTTTCGCCTTGAGCGCGATCAGCTTGTTCTACATCTCCGGTGACCACAATACGTGATTCAGTGCCTATGCGACTCAACAACATTTTCATCTGTGATGGCGTGGCGTTCTGCATCTCGTCTGCGATAATCCATGCATGTTTAAATGTTCGTCCACGCATGTAGGCCAAGGGTGATATTTCTATAGTGCCTTCGTCAATCATGGCTGCAATTTCGGGCGGGCGATAGTATTCACGCAATACATCCAGCAAGGGACGAGTCCACGGTTCCATCTTGGCAACGAGATTCCCGGGCAAGAACCCGTGCTGTTCGTCTTCTACGCCAATGGCCGGTCGTGTTAGGATGATACGTTTACATTCGCCTGATCTAAATGCTTTTACAGCAGCCAACATGGCCAGGTAAGTTTTACCAGTGCCTGCAGGGCCAACTGCTACCACAATTGATTGTTCAGAGTTGAGTAGATTTAATATGAGATTTTCTTGATTGCGTGATTTTGGTATGAGTTCTATTGGTCGTTGTCGCTGCTTGGGTTGTTGATTAAAAGGAATTGTGTTTTCTACCATGATTTGTTTTTGGATTTGGGCCTTGGCCCCTCTTTGTCTACTCAAGTTTGTTTCTCCTAAAGTGTTTGCTAATTGTGTTTAGCATGAATATTTAGGTGTTTGCAGTGTGAGATCTATGTACCGAGAATAGAGAGATTTCTAGCATAAGTATTTCTCTGTAGAGAAAAAATCAAAGCGCACAGGTTCTAGTGTGCTGCCATAAAT